TGATGGGCTGCGATGGTGGTTTTCTCACGTTCAATGACTTCGTTCAGTCTTGCCCGTGGAATCTTAGCCTCGTCCTTGTCATCATCCACCTTGTCATCGGCATCCGAAGCAGCAGCATCGTCGGCACCAGAATCGTCAGTGTTTACCGTCCCTCCGGACGCATCATCCGTGTCGTCATCCTGTGCATCCATATCTGATATGACCTTGTCAAAATCAGCTATGTCGGGGTTATGGGTTTCCATGTCCTCGGCAGACGAGCCAAGTCCAGCGTCGTGATCATCGGTAACCCGATCTTCACCGTCGCCAGTGTTAACGTCTTGGTCATTAGTTTCATCACTCATTGTCGTTCTCCTTGTAAAGGTTTATGGTGTGTCACTTGCGGCTGCATCCAAAGCTTCTTGCTTCTTCCGCAGGTTAGCGGCTGTGTCCTTGACAGACTTGACCACACCGTCTTTCTTTTTCTTCCGGTGCTTCTTGATCTTATCCACCATTCTTGACTTCATTGCCTCATGGTCTACAACCGGGGTATCCTGGCCGTAACCCACCTGACTTGTGTCGTGGGGAATGATCCCGTACTGTTTCTGTGCCATAGTATCCTCCTTAGTATCTTTCTAAATATCTGGTCCTCAGTAGGCCAACGCGCTTGTTTGCGGCCACTTCACTATCGTTCCTGGCCCTGGGGTAGGGTTCACGGTAATCGTGGCTTATTTTGGCTCTAGCCTGCTCTCTCGTCGTAATACGCTCCTGTCTCCCCCTCTGTACTTCAGTGAGGTCGTTCATAGCCCCGTTAGCGCACTCGTTAATCCACGGAGAGTCTTGGCGCTTGACGAAGCCGTCGGACAAGAGCTTCTGCATTGGGGACCTACACTCAATACACACACTCCTGTACTGCTCGGCCATCTTGTGAAATACCTCTATTACAGCGTCACACTCTTTGCAGCCATAGTCATACAGCGGCATTATAGACTCCTTTCAGCGGGACCACCTGGTATCTGCCCCTTAGCTGAGTCTGCCTGTACCTCTTTCATCTGATTCAGTGCAGCGTTATATTCCTGATCATCCATCTCGGCTATCGCAGTGACTGCCTCGACGATCTCCGGATTGACACCCAATTCCTCAAGGCGTTCTAGCAACTGACCGAACTGGCCCATCTCCATCCGGTGGATGACCTCTTCCCTGTTAGGCCAATCTAGCCTAATTAAGAGTTCTCGAACGTCAAGAGCGCCATCTTTGAATAGCTCCTTAGCTTCCTCTCGCTGTTGCAACCTTGAGGTAGGCATAGTAGATCCAGCCTCTACGGTGAAGTGCAGGGGAATGATCATGTCCTTACCCAGCATTTCACCAGACTCAGTAGACCCACCCTCGCGCTCGACGAAGAATATACGTTCCTCAGTGTACCAGTTCTGGGCGTGAGAGAGCCACATACGTCCCCTCTCTCTGATCAACTTACCATACCCACGGATCTTGCCACGGAGCATGGTGTGCATTGACTCTATGATTGTGGCTACCGTCTTAAAGGCCATTCGGCCCTTGGCAATAGAGGGATCAGTCATGTCAAAGATCCCGGCTATCTTATCGAACATTTCTCTATAGATTCCAAGTATTTGCTCGATGTCACGGTGGTGAGGGGGTGGCTTCATGTGTCCGATAGCTGCTCCGACAATGTGGTCCTTAGGGTTGATAACCTTTGCCGGGGCGTTAGTGAAGGCGCTGTTAGGTACCTGAGCGTTTCTCGGGTTGATCACGGGGCTTCTAACAGCTTTATCCTTAATGATGTTTAGCTGGCTGAGACACTTATCAATCTCAAAGTTCATCATCTCAAGCTGCTCTATGGAGCTAAAGCCCCACGGAGTGACTATGTCCTTATTTGACTCAGCCTTGCTAAAGGGAAACCTCGACCACAGGTAGGTCTGTGATGCTAACTCAGGTTCTAACATCGGGTTGATTGATGGGTTTTTCCTGTCACTGAGGACAACGTCCCCACCGTTACAGCATGTGATACAGCGTACATTGCCGGGGTACTTGGACTGCTTCTCTGTGACAGCTTCGATCATGTGGATCTCGCCCAACTCGTCAACTTCCATACTCGCGGGTTGTACCTCAACATCCTCCTGGGTGAAGTCTTTAACCCAAAACTCAAGGATAAGTACGTCACCCTTGCCACCCATAATCTTCACAAGGTCCTCTATGTTACCAGTGTAGGTAGCATGGTCTACACCGTAATTACCATGTTCTCTCCTGGTGGAGCTTGTGGTTCCACCGAAAATCTCGCGTCTTCCCTCACCAAGCTTATCGCGCCAGAGTTCATCCGAAGTGATAAAGTCAGCCATGTCAGGCCAGAATCTACGTGCTTGGTTAACTGGTATCGTGTAGTAGTGTAGAGCCGCTTCCCATTTCTCTTGTCTCTTCTCGTCTAGGGGCCAGAAACCGAAGTTGTGGGGGTCAACTGTTATTGTTTCAACTTCCCCTATGCCGTTATTAAGTGTTGGATTGAAGACAACCTTTTCAATAACACAGCCATTGATCTCTGACACAGTCACTGAGTCTGACAACACGGCCTGCTGTTCAGTCTCATTCCACCAGTACCTGGCTACCTTATGTATCATACTGGCTGTTTTATCGTCCTCCGCATGTATGTCAAAGGTCGGGTCCTGATCAGTCAATAGACTAACAGTTCTTGTAATGTAGTTCCATATTAAGTTAACCGTGGAGAGTTTTGTCTTGCCTTGGCTCTTCCAATGTTTGGCACGGTATAGCTCGTAATTACGCAACCACTTAGCTGGGAGCTTCTTCTTGTCCTTGTCCTTGACAACTTCAGCCAGAGTGGTAAAGCAATAGTGACCCACATTCTCATGCTCTGCCTCGGGAATGATGCAGGTGGTCAGTGCCTTCTCTTCTGGCTGGATACTCTCCTTAGCTTTAGTGGAGACCGCACCGTCAGCCGCTCTCTTGGTAGCCTGTGCAACCTTAGGAATCTCTGCCATCTTCTATCTCCGCTTTCAGTTGTGCCACATGTCGCCTGTAACAAGTGAGGTTGTCGGCATACTTATTGCCCTCCCTCACGCTATACCCACAGCCGCACGGACACTTACCGGATACTTTAGCCACCCGGTACGGTTGATGATTACCGTCGAGAAAGGTATTGGCCTCTTCATGCTTGCCCTCGACGATGTCGATAAATAGATGTTGGTCACCCTCAGGAAAGGCATGGGGGCAGATAAAGTCAAGCGCCCCTTGGTGGGGGCCGGGAAGACCCCAACCCTCACAGCCTCTGTGGGGGTGTATCATGTCGCCACTCAGAGGAAGTTCGCACTCCGCTGGGATCACATACCCAACTCTGAGTCTGCAAATAGTGCATATTATGTCCACCTTGTCTGGACTTTCTTCCACCTGTTTCTCGTTAAACACTTCGATCTCTTTTAACATTAATCACCTCTACTCGCTGTGTCTTTGAAGGTCGGCTAGTTGCTCAAGAACCTCGTCGCTGGGGAACTCCCCATCTCCGGACCATTGTTCCTCGAATGCGTCCTCAGACATGACTTCTGCATCAGGATCAAATTCTTCATCCTTAACTTGCCGGGTAAAGGTGTCTCTGTTAATGAGCAGCCCAACCAGAAGGCCAAATCCAAATATGCCACCGCCAGTCAAGACACCTATTGTAAACGAAAGAAACTCTACCATATCATGCCATCCTCTCTGTCCTCTGGTACCTCCGACTCAGTTCTGTACCTATCCCCCCGGTGGAACTCTTGAGCGAACTGCTCATAGCCATCCTCGTACTGCGCTGGCACCCCCTCTAGCCTTTCATGCCATTTCTGCTCTGCAGTCTTCGCGGGTGGCTTCCACAATTCGGGGAAATAATCGGCAAACGCCAGCATAAGTGCGTCAGCAAGGTCAGGAGACTTCTGACCATCCCGCCTCATTTTCTCCTTTGACCATATCGCTATCTTACCACTGGGGTTATGCTCGTACCGTATCGAACAAATCTGCTCGATAAACTTAATCATGTCTGGCTTGGTGAGGGTTTTTACTAGCGGCTTCAAGGATATGTTCCCGTCCTCGAACCGCTTTCTTAACTGCCAGAAATACTCAGCACGGAGGTTAGCGAACTTATCCTTCTCAATCGCTGCCCTTCCGACCTCAACGCCAGTGACGTTATAACCCTGCTCCACTACCCGGTCAACAACGCCAGCCCCAACACCAATCTCGTCCACCTTGATGTTATTAGGCTCTACAGCCGCGCATAGGGCCACTACTTGTGCAGCCGTCTTCATGGT